ATAATGCTTATCTTCTTTTATGTATAAATTATCGGTAGCAATTCTCTGCGCATAGTTGTGTAAATTGTAGTACTTTTGTACAGGATAGAGCGTAAGGTTGATATGACACCTAACGACGAATACACCACCATTGACACACCTATCCAGCGCATAAACGAGGATAGGTTATCTGACATATTAGGCGACTTGATTATGGAAGCGGCTGCACCTATATTCGACGAGGCATTCAAGGCACGAGCAGAAACGATAGTGAATTTGACGATGCAGTCGGCAGGTTTACTGGCGAATTTGATAGCGGAACGGTTAAAGAGACATGGCACTGAATAGCAAGCAACAGATGTTTATAGACTTATACTTGCAATGCTTCAACGCAACGAAAGCGGCGTTGGATGCTGGCTATTCGGAAAATACAGCGGCTGAGATAGGATACGAGAACCTCAGAAAACCTCAGATAGAACAAGCTATTAGCAAGCGTTTGAAGCAAGCCGCAATGTCAGCCGATGAAGTGCTGATGCGCCTCGCAGAACAGGCTAGAGGCGAGCACGGTAGATATATTACAACTAGCGGTACTGTTGATATTGCAACACTCGTTAATGACAAGAAAGCGCATCTCATTAAAAAGGTGAAAGAGACAAAAGATGGGATGGAATACGAGTTCTACGATGCGCAATCGGCGCTTAATACACTCGCCAAACATCACGGATTACTTACAGATAAAACTGAAATCACTAGTGCGGGCGGACAACCCTTCTCTATCACGATTGACAGATGAAATTCAGTGAACTATGCAAATTCACAGATAAACAGTGGGAAGCCACAGAGACAGCCGACAGCAAAAAGTACATGCTGTATGGAGGCGCCAGAGGTGGCGGAAAGTCTTATTGGTTGCGATGGTATCTGTTGCGCAGGGTACTAGAGTACAAAGCGAGAGGTATCAATGTCGATGTGATGCTAGCTTGTGAGGATTATCCAAGCCTAAAAGGTAGGCAGATCGGTAAGATTTCGGTGGAGTTTCCAGCAGAGATTGGAAGCGTGAAATCTACCAAAGAGAAAGGGCTAGGCTTTCATTTGAATGGTGGTGGCTCAATCCTATTGCGCAACTTGGATGATGCCAGTAAATATCAATCGTTTGAATTCGCAATCATCGCCATTGACGAAATCACAAAGAATCCGCTCAGTACATTTGATAAACTTCGTGGCTCACTTCGATGGCCAGGAGTGCCAAATACTCAATTTATCGGCACATGCAACCCAGAAGCTTGCTGGGTTCGTGACTACTGGATAGAGAAGAGATTTCCAGAAGCGTTGCAGGGTGAATCCGATAACTTTGCTTTTGTTTCGGCACTACCGCAGGATAATCCGCACCTTGATACATCGTATTGGCGTGAATTGAATACGCTGTCTGGTGCATTGCGTCAGGCTTGGCTACATGGCGATTGGTACGCAGGTGTCGAGGGGCTAGTTTACGAAAATTTTAACGATGAAAATATCGTAGGAGACGAAATAGAGGTAGATACCGATTTGGGTTGTGAAATAGCGATTGATGACGGATACATTGACCCGCGATCAACATTATTTATTCAGCGTCTCCCCAATGGTGACGTTTTTGTTTTTGACGAGCTTTATCAAACAAAAACACTAGAGGAGCAGACGATTGCAAGTATCATCGACACCGTAGGGCGTTATGGACTCAGATTACCAGAAATGGCAGCGGTTAGCCATGAGGCTGTAGCACTCCGTGAAAGGTTGCGAAAAGCTGATATTATAGCCAGAAATTGGATGAGTAAAAAAGTCAGCGGAAGCGGTTCTACCCGGTTGGCTGCCATTACAAAAACAAGAGGGCTGATCTGCGATGGTCAGGGACATAGGGCGATCAAGGTGCATCGAAGGTGCCGAAATCTGATTGATGAGTTACGTTCTGGGTACAAGTATCCAGAAGGAAAGCACGGATTATCTGAGTCGCCAGCCGATGGTAATGACCATGCGGCGCAAGCGCTGGAAAGTTGGGTTTGGCTGAGGGCATAACGTTGAGTGGAGTGCTTATGAACAAACTAACAAGACGTGAAAAAGAGGTTGCTGAGAAATTAGCGAGCGGGAAGCGGCAATCGTTCATCGCTGACGACCTCGTGATCAGTCGGCGCACAGTCTATAACCATGTGCGCTCGATTCGAGAGAAGATCGGCGCAAGTAGTGCGTTCGAAGCGGCTGTGAAGCTGGCAATCTCTGAAAAATAAGAGGAGGAAACCTAGATGAATGACAACCCACTAGAGGTTAACTCGCACAGGATAGACGCGAATCGGTCATGTTCAAACGCTCTGGTTCGAGAGAATCGTATCGGGCGATTCTCGATTTCCCGGCGACTTTTGCTGACCAGTAAGCGTTTGTGCGCTTTGTTTGGCACAATGATTGTTGTCAGGGCTGATTCTGACTTTTATCGTGATTCCGTTGATTACATTGCTTATTCTGCGATTTTTCCAGCGATTGCGCATGGAGCGGAACCGCCCAAATATCACATATGGATTAACGTAGATGTTGATGCCGAGTTGGGGTTTTCTATTGAGGACAGAACAGACTCATGGAATGATTGCGGAGTTTCTATTACCGAAAAAGAAAACGAGGTGACCGATGGATAAGCTCGGTGCACCAGAACGAAGACATGTCATTGATATAAACATTGATGCGGACAGTGAAGACGAGCTGATAGCGCACCTCAATCACATTCTGTTTGTTTTTGAGACGAGCGGAATAAGCAGAAGTAGCGTCAGTTGCGGATACGCAACAGGTCACATCATTACATACCGTGTTAACGAGGGCGTGACTCACGAGTCATGGAAAAAAGCATTAAATACGTATTTGGGCAGAGATGATGCAATATCCGAAAAATAGTCACTTGTAACAATAGAAAAATAATCGAAAGCTCGTTATCATGTTTGATAACGAGCTTTTTATTTACTAAAGGTGAATTTGTGTACGAATACGCAATGTTGCAAGCGATACAGAAGCAAATGGAAGGCGCGACGGTGGATATTAATCCGCTTGAATCTTCGCTTTGGTTGATTTCGCTGCCATTCGTGTTGCTGGGTTGGCTAGTTGGTTTTGCGTGGCGGTCGGCGTTGTGGTGTGCAGCAGCTATGGTGGTTGGGTATCAGTCTGGATTAAATGATGGCGAGGATAGACGCAAGTGAACCTACTTCAGCAGATTCAAACCCAACACAAGCGATTCATTAAAGCTCCGTCGAATTCATCTCTTCCTGCGCATCTGCGCGAGCGGATTCATTTATTTTCGGCAGGTGGTGGCAGTGGTGATGGGCAGCAAACTGCCAATGATTCGGTTCAGGATTATGTGGGGGCTGCAACTGCCTATCAGAGCTATGTTTGGGTGCGCAAAGCAGTGGGCAAGATCGCTGAGTCGCTGGCCTCTTTGCCCGTGGGCGTGGTAACCGGAGACGGCGAAAGCTTACCTCAGCATGAGATTGCGTTGCTGCTGAACCGTGGCAATGACCAGATGCCACCATCCGTATGTTGGGAGCAATACGCCGTCAGTATGTTACTGTCTGGCGAATGTTTCTTTGAGATTGTGGACGATAGGCGAGGACAACCAGTTGAATTGTGGCATCGTCGCTCTGATGCCGTTTCGCTACGTGTGGATGCCAGCGCAGAGCGTCGGCTGTATCCTCGTGTTGCTCAGTACGAGTACAAGCCGGAATTTACAGGTGGTAGTGGCGAGCCGCATCTTTTGCTTCCAGAAGCGATGATTCAGGATAAGTTTAGCAATCCGCTCAGTATCTGGCGTGGGCTTGCTCCGATCTCGGCGGTGCGTGAGGGGATTATTATTGATTTATTTAGTCGTGCATGGCGTAAGAACTTTATGCGGCGTGGCGCAAGACCCGATTACGCACTGATTGCGCCCCAGGGCATCACGAAAACTGAGCGGGATGAGTTGGAAGCGTCGCTGATTCAAAAGTTTTCCGGTGCAGAGAACTGGCACAAACCGATTATTTTGGAAGAGGGCGTCACGGATATTAAAACCTTTTCCTTCCCACCTCGTGATGTGGAATGGCTGCAACAACAAGAGATGAGCCGAGACGAAGTGGGGGCGGTTTTCGGCGTGCCTGACGAGATTATGGGCTATGGCAAGGACACCTACGAGAACTTTCAGACTGCACTCGAAGTGTTTTGGACATTGACTGTTCGACCCTTTGCGCAGCATCGAGATAGCACGCTGACGCATTATTTTACACATGTGCGACCGCTCTTGAAGCCTGGTGAAAAGGTTGAAACGGATTTCAGCGGCGTGGGCGTGTTGCAAGACGATTTAGCGCCGAAGGTGGGCATGGCGTCGCAACTATTTGCGATGGGCGTACCCTTTGAGGCGATTGACGAGCGATTAAAGCTGGGTTTTGGTGGCATTGCACTTACGCCACCCGCGGCACCGGCACCGAAAGCAGCAAAGGAGAGCGGAATCGACCAGCCCCCTTTTGGCTTGGTTGGGATAGCTACCCCTAAGCGACGGGGCGCAATGCCTGGTCTGGATGGAAATGACCGGCAGCGTAGTCAGTTGGAAAGACTACACGCCGAAAAAATAGCAAAAGCGTTTAGGAAAGTGCGGCGATTGGTGATTCCGGCAGGCACTACACCAGCGACAATTACACCAGATTTGGCAGTAGAGCGACATCGGAAAAATCAATCCGTGATTCGTGATGCAATGGTAGATATGCTAATCGATTCGGCTTCATTAGGTGGGCAGACAGGATTAGCTCAGATTGATTGGATGCAGGGGACTAGCAAAGCGGCGATTGGCGTCAGTTGGGACATGGTTAATCAGGCCGTCTTGGATTGGGTTTTGGGCAGTGGTCGATTGATGCCAAGTGGTCGTCGAGATGATGGCTATGTCGATTCAATCATGCTGGCGATGTACATGACTAGCGAGAGACAGATTAGGCAGTCGATTGGTGAATGGATTAGCAATGGATTGCCATTGCAAAACTTGATTCAACAGTTAGAACGCTCTGTTTATTCTGAGCAGCGCGCTCAGATAATTGCTGTAACTGAGACGACACGAGCTTATGCGGAAGGCAACCGAGTGGTGTGGCGTGCCAGTGGCGTGATTGAGCGGATGCGCTGGCAAACGAGTGTTGATGAGTTGGTTTGTCCGGTTTGCCGTCCGTTGGCGGGTCGGGTGGTCGAAGTGGCTGCGGATGGGTTTCCAAGCGACAGCGGGGTTG